CCGAAGCGGTAGCCGTAGTCAAGACAGCGAAGAACGTTGCCTCGATATTCCGGCCAATTTCCTTCAGGGCCTTCATGACCTGGTAAGCGTACTCATCCTGCACGCCAGCCGGGTCAACGGCACGCATAGTGTTCGAGACGTCGATATCCTTGCGGAAAATCTGCGTCCAGTTGTTCTGGCGAACTCGTGCCGAAACGGCGGTCGAAGACGAAAAGGTTCCGCCTTCCTCCGCGCCAGCGGTCGAAGTTGCAGCCAGCGTATCAGTCAGCCACTCGTGAAGCGTATGACGCGACACGGTCTTAGGACTCTTAGTCAGCAGCGGGCTCTCGTGTGGGTCGATGTTGACGATGAGGTCAAGCAGATCCTCACGGTTCTGCCCACCCGACCCGAAGCCGCTGCCGAAATAAACGGAATAACCGTTTGCAGCCATTGTTAAATTCTACCTTCTTGCTGTGCCTTCAGATACACATCGGGAGGCGGCTCTTCCGGCCACCAAGCCTGGATCTTCGCGCCATTCTGAAGACGCTCCTTAACCCAAGTCGTGGCATCGCCGGTTTCCTTAGCCTTGTCCCACGCCTTATCAAGGCGCGTATCATGGTCAGCAGCGGGGTTTGGTTCCACTCGTCCGGCACCTCGATTAGCCGGGAGAGCCGCGCTCTGGCGTGCAGCCGCTCGCTCTTCTTTGGCTTCCCTCGAAGCACTCTGGACGTCGGATTCTCTATTTTCGGCAAGGTGCCGCTGATACTCAAGTTTGACGTATCGCGCAGCGCCTTCAGGGTTTGCACTCACCATCGACTGGAAGGTGGTCTGAATCTCGGGAGTGTCACTGAGGAACTGACTGATAGCCGACTGATCCGATCCAAAATAAGACGCCGCTTCGGCTGCCTTTAGGAGGGGATCAAGGATCTGCTGCGTTCTCTCTACCGCGCGCTGATCGATTCGTCTATTCAGGTCTTCGTCGCTCATACCAGCGTATGGATCCTCGTCAGGTTCCGTTTGCTGCGGTTGGGTCCGCGAAGCAAGCATGGTTTCAAGCAACCGATTCCGTTCCTCCAGTGCCTTCCGTTCGGCCGAAGTCTTCTGCGAGAGGCGGAAGAGTTCGTTATAGCCAGATTCAAGGGCTTCGGGCGACTGGTACTTTCCCGCGTAAGTGCGGGGGCCTTGTGGGGTAGTCCCGTCAGGCATTATCTATCTCCTTCAGAACCCGGGTAGTCCGGGGGCGAGACAGGGGAATACCTTCCCCATGTCGCATAATGAACTAAACGTTCGTGTTCCTCATTATGGGCCTTCTTCCGCCCTACGTCAAGCGTATATTGCTCAACCTCTTGGCGGGGCCACGTCAAGAAAGTCTGGAGTGCTTTGATCCTTCCGCGTCTACGGGCCGAACTCGGGGGTGGGCTAGCCATCCCAAGGGCGTACTTTATGGACTCAAACGCCCCTCGATGCACGTCATCTCCTGTATCGACAAGGGCTTGGAGTTCGACGGAGATCTTGGCCTTAAGCATCGGCTCAATGATCTCCAACCACGCGCGCGAGGCAAGAAGGCCTTGAAGGGCCTGCTGCCGTTCCTCAGGGGTCATTGTGGGTGTCATTTAATTTCCTGAAAGGCTTCCCTCAATAGATCCGATTTGCGCCTCTCCCGCCTGTGGGAGGAGCGACATCAAGTCCACGGCCCCTCCACCTACCCCCGGGTTAGGCATCCCCATGCCGCCTTGAGCTGGCGAGCCTGGAAGCATCCCTCCCTGGAGGGACATCATTGCAGCCTGCTGCTGCGGTGATGGCTGGAGGAGATCGTCAATGTTCCCCATTTCGAAGGTCGCGAACATATCGCGGAAGAAGGCGGTCCAGTTCACCATCTGCATGGCGAAGGGATTTGCCTGGACAGCATTCAAGAGGAGGACCATGTTCTGCTGGCGTGCGGCCTTCCCAATGGTTTGGGTCGCACCCCGAGCCCTCACGTCGTAGTTGTGGTTCAGATCTTCCAGACTGATCGGTACTGCTTCAGGCTGGAGTGGAACCCCCGAGATTGGATCGATCAAGGCGTTCGTGCCCAGGATTCGAATCTCCTTCGGCGTCTCAAGGAATTGCTTATTCAGCGAGACGAAAGCATCGGCCAGGGGTTCGATCCACATCTCTTCTGCGAATCTGCTTTCGAGAAGCAAGCGAACCGAAACGCTCTCCTGGCGCGCAAGGAATTCTCTTGCGGTCGTGTCCCCGGAAGATTGCTCTGTCTGGAGCCCGTCACTAATCCCCGTCCCATGCTGCATCATCCGGTGCAGGAACTCGACCTCTTGATAGGCATTTTGGATCTGACTTAGATTCGGGATGATAGGCATGATAGATTCGGCAGGGTTTCCATTAACCCCCACAAGCTTGCCCGAACGCATATACAAGTTCCGCGTATCGACGCCTGCCTGGCGGTTATACGCAAACACTGGATCGAGGAAGATATCCAAGGCATCGAGCTTCTGGTTCGCGATGCGATTCATCGTGTACTGAAGCTTCTCGACCGACTCAACCTTCCCGATTCCATGGAAGAAGTGCGGATCCCGGAGGGGGGAGTATGCGCCGAAGGGCTTTTCCCCATGCCAGAAGGGATTCGGGGTGTTCCTGAGACACACTTGCCGATTTGCGATGGTGATAAGACGCTCAGTAATAAAGCCATCTGGAGCCATCTCGGAAGGGACGGTGCCCCACATCTCCAAGATCTCCACCGGCTTCGCATAGCGCTCCATCTTCTTAGTCTCGGTCTCCACAAAGGGGGACCGGATCAAGTTCGTCCGGGTGTTGAATTCCCTTTCAACTTCTCGAAGGAGCGACTTGTTCTTAAGCTCAAGGAAGGCAGTTCGATCGAACTCACCGGGTCCACCCTCCTCCTTTGGTTTCGACATCTGGTCGATCTTATCGAGGTCCAGATAATACCGATGGATGACCCAATCCATGTCCTTGATCTCTCGCACGCCCGGCTGAGGGAAGAAATCAAGGATATCAATCACATCCCATTGCGGCCCATCAAACACCACCCGATTCTCGGTGATGATACGCTCCCCCCGGGTTCCGCTCATAGGGGCGTATTCTGCCTCTCTCCGACGAAGGCGCTTTGTACTGTGAAGCCACCCTGTCCGATAGATCGCAGTCCCGTATAGGTCCCCGAGAAGGAACATATCTGCCGCCTTAGTAATTAGGTCGGCGTCTCGCATCTGAGCGCTTACGAGGAGTTCGTTCTTCCTCGCGGCCTGGGCGTCCTCTGGGCCGTACCCGAACATCGAGACGTATGGCCAGACCCCGAAGGAAATATTCATCTTCCGAGCCACATCCGTCCAAACCGTCGAGAAGAGAAGGGGCAGGCTCACATTGTTCCGAAACGCCTGGAAGGTCCCTGTGGACCATCCCCTGAAAAGGTCGTACCATCTACCCGTCCTGATAAAATGCGCGTTATAGTTGTTCTTAGAGTGGTTCCAACGCGACATAACCAACTCAAGGGGGCTAGGCGGGCCAGCAGACCGGGAAAGTTCCGGCCGGGAGGAATCAAGCATTTGTATTTATTCGCTTACAATAGGGGCTGAATGGTGTGCCCCACAGTTAGGACAATCCAGGATGAACTCATTCCCTGGCCCATCCGTCCAACAGGCCTTCCAGGCCTCACCGCACTCCAGGCAAATCACTAAGGAGACGCACCATAACTCATCTGGATCATAGTCTTCTAACCCAGCTTCGTCAATAGGAACCTCTAAGATATCCTTAAGAGCCTCCGGGAACTCCATCGTGAACCAGTTGCTTAACATTGTTCGGCACCTTTCGGCAAACGGCACGGATCCAGATGACCTTAAGGGGCGAGGGAGGCGACTCGCCAAAGGAGATGTCGAAAGATGATTTTATCAGATGTGGGTATATGTCGTGGTACTCAGGATGGTTAGCTGAGTAATAAAGGAAGGTATTTGGGTTCCAATAGGAGACGTGCGTAGGATCCTGGAAAGCTCCTCTTCCATCTGTAGAAGGGACCCAAATCGAGATCTCCCCGCCCATTTTAAGGACTCGCCATGTTTCATTCATGGCGTGGATGGGATCATGCAAGTGCTCGAAGATATCCTCCGCGAGGATATAATCCACCGAACCATCTTCCCACGGCCATGTCTTCTCTAGGTCACAAATTACCTGGACTCCGGGGTATGGATGGATATCCACATTCGTAAATTCAGGGCGGGCATGATAATTCGCCCCAAGATTCAAATTAAGTCCACCCTCAACAAACGCCATTAATGGCCTCCTGCACCTTGGGGAGGAGAATCTCTTCTCCCAGCGTTCCCACCACAAAACCCTTCACACGGATATGTTCGAAGAGGTCCTGGAGGATATACACATCATTCAAACAATAGTCAAAAAGTTCTCCAAAGCGTCCAGCTTTCGCAAGCTCAGGAGCAAACTCTCCCGTTCCAGTCTTACCATATCCAAGAGTTCGTCGGCAGATGGCGTCGAGACTCCAGGCGCCGTGCTTAGGTTTCCCAACAGATCGGGAGATGAGATCGCAAAGATCAATATGGCGGGGGAGGACGAGGGGTCGTCCGACGAGCGACGCGAGTAAGGGTACATCAAATCCTCTTCCATTAAAGGACACCACTACATCAGCGTCCTCAAGGTAGTTAACTAGGTTCTCAACAGTGTGGAGATCAAAGAGCCCAACCCGGGGGGTAGGGGCAGAGACAGTAACGGCGGCAGAAAGACCTGCATGGCCTTGCGCTACGTTCTCCCATCCGCCTACTTCATCGACGGACTTGGAGATTTCGGTATCAAAAAAGACGATCAACGGATCGGGTCGCGCATCCAACGAGTAGGTTCCTCATCTTGAAAGTAGGTGTCATAGATATCTTGGGCGTCTGAGTTGGAGATGCGGCCTGTTTGGAGTTCTCTATCCCAGGGGCGCGAAGGTACGGGTGGTGCGGCATCTGTCCCGGGAGGAAGGTTTGGACAATACACTTCTGGGTGGAAGACGTCAGCAGCGCACTCCGACCAGTCATCATGCTCAGAAACGCCAATCCGGGCCATCTGCCACATAAGTTGATCGATCCCAGGGGCATCCCTAACGAGCTTTACATGGCCATCAACCCAATAGCCTGCGGGCTCTGCGATTCGGGCAACTTTATTTGGGCCAGCCCGGCGATTAATCTCCATGAAGGGGGGCATCCACATTTGAGCGTTGGAGAAGCATGATTGAAGATGGTCTCTCCAAAGGCCCTCTTTCCCTCCAAGGGTCCTATCATCCGTCATCCAACGGATCTGCCGGCCTGACTTCTTATATCGCTGAACGATGGAGACGAGCTTATCGGTGAAGTCCTCAGACCTCCATCTATTTGAACCATATCCCTCTAGGTAGTAGACGTCTCCATTGGTTGCATGACCCCAAATTTCAATGACCGAATCATCTCCAAGGCCCATGCGATCAGGATTCTTGAAGGCTGTATCGCAATGGATGGTAATGGTTAGGTTCTTGGGGACGTCTTTTCGCTCAACAATGCACTGTTGGATCTGATCCCATGTAAGAGGCACCTGGTCTCCCGAGCCCGGACGAAGAAGGCATTGAGCCGCGTACTCCGCTGGGTACTTCCTCCGGTAGTTATCAAGTTCGTTCTGAGGCCAGGACTTGGGCATCAGGGTCTTCCCATCCTCCCCTGCGGCGGGCATATAGTACATCCGCCACTTCCCGTCCTTCCTCAGGTGCTTCCTATACTCCAAGGGGAGTTGCTGGCCGATAAGTTCCTTGATCCCATCGATGACGATGGCGTTTGTCACCACATCCCCATCCATATAGGGGGTCGCACAAAGGACCAAAAGGGAGTCGTTCTTTAGGACGGGGAAGAGGGCTCCGAAGTGGGTGTTGGCAACCTGAATATAATTACCTGACTCTCTGAGCTTATCCCGGCTAACTGGGTCATCAATCGTAATGTGGTCAGGATGGTCTCCAGTAGCTCCGGTGTCAACGGAGATACACTCCA